ATAGTTACCGAGGCGGGTTGTTGGGCTGATTGATGCTTCTGTAGCCGATGCACCTTCTACTAACGCATTGTTCGTAGTAGCTGCTGCAAGGCTGTCAGTTTGCCACTCATGATAAACAGAAGTAGCTTTGGTTTTGCCGATAGACGACATGATTGGGGTGTCGGTTGGGCTGATGTCATAGATAACATCTGTTAAGTCCTCACGAGCACCGATTGCTGTGTAGCGATCATAAGCTGCCATAATAAATTTCCTTTATAAAAATCGTTCAAATAGTCGAACCGCATCCTTCTTATTGCCTGATTGGCGAAGTTTGGCTCGTTCCTTTTTTATTGCTTCCGACTCAGAGCTTTGAGGGTTGGATGTTCCTGGTCGAATAGTCTTTGGAGCAGTAGCTACTTTTTTGGTCGTAGCCCCCTTGTTTGCCATTAACTTTTCGTACTGCATTGCTTTGTAAAGTGTTTGGACAGCACGACTGTCGTAAACCTGAGACAACTCTTGGTCAGTAAATCCGATGGACTTTGCATAATTGCGAATATCCCTACGGATTACTTCGCCCTTTACATCATCCTTAAATTCAGGAATAACTTCAACCAATTTCTGTTGCTCTTGTTGGATATGCTTTTGCAACAATGCTTGCTGATGAGTCATCTGTTCTTGTTGAACACGCTGTCTCTCCATCTGCACCGCTTGCAACTGCTTCTCCCTCTCAACTTTCTCTGCCATTGCAACTGCGTAAGCAATAGGATCTTCTGTCTTTAATTGGGACAGATCTTCACCTTGGTTTTGCTGTTGTAACAGTTGCTCGATGACTTGGAGTCGTTGAGCGTAGGTTTCCCGAGTCTTTGCTGCTTCCTCAATCTTTATCCTCTCGGCTTCTACAGCCTTGCGTTGCTCTGCTAAAGATTGGGTTTTTTTCTGATAGTCTGCAGTCCTACTGTAGCCATTCAGAAGCTCATCAAGGGTTACTTCCACTTCCTCACCAGAGACTTTAACTCGGTAGCGTGGTAGTTCCTCTACTTCTTCCTCTTGGCTATCAGCCTCTTCCGCACTTACATCTTGCTCCTCGAACTCAGAGTCATCAGCAGCAGAATATTCTGCTTGCTCTTGCTCTTGCACAGCTTCTGGTTGGGCTTTCGCCTCCTCGTTCTGTGGCTCAAGAAAAGACATAAATGCGTTAGCTGCACCTCTTACAGATGTATCTACACTCCCTTGTGGGTTGGTGTTTTCACTCATTTTCTCACCTTACAGGTTGTTTAAAAAAACTTAATCCTCTTTTTCTCGATTTCGCTATCTTGTGCGATTGATCGGATTGAGGCTTCAAAATCTTCTATGGCTCGGAGTTTGACTAGGGCTTTTTCTCTGCCTTCTACATCATCCTCGTTAGAGCCAAAAATATACGACTTATAGACCTCTTTCTGAGCCTCTAGTAGCTCTAGGAAGAAGTCATCAATTAACAGGTTTTTTGCTCGTTCTACTTTGTTCATCCAGGGATTCTCACATCTCCTGTGATTTTAGCTCCGACCTGTGCTGCTTTCAACTGTGCCTCTGCTTGGAACTCTGCTGTCTTGAGTTCTAAATTAGCTGCTGCTTTCTCTCTTTCGAGCTGGATCTGCGCTTGTGCTTTTGCTTTGGCAATCTCAATATCGTTTAATGCCTTGGCACGATCTACTTCGATCTGTGCCTGTGTCTGTGCCATCAACGCATCTAACGCTGGATTTGGCATTGGCTGTTGTGGTTGTGGTGTCGAAAGCATCTGGTCAAGCTCTGGAGGAATCTCTTTGAAGAATTCGGCTGAGTCTTTGAATCCTGCTGCCTCGATAAATCTGCCCAAAGTGTTGCGATACTGCCCCACAGATACTAACGGATTAGCAAAGCCTTGGGATGACAAGATTTGCTCTTGTTTCTGTAGAACCATTGCTGCCATCGCCATCTGTTGATCTTTGCTACCAGTTCCTAGACCGACATTGGTCATCATGTCGTAGTTATTGCTCCACTCTCTTGGATCAATCGAGACATACTTGCCACGAATACGCACGACTCTTGGCTTGTCCTGATACTTCAACAAGAGATGGAAAATGCCATTAAACAAGTCTTTTACCCCTGTCTCGGCAAAGATACGAGCAATCATCTCAATCTTACCTGCGCCTGCCTGTTGCATTGCTGCAATCGCTGTGGCTGTGGTGTTTTGTAGAATGTTAGGATCTAAGCCCTGACTTGTTTGCGTAACACCTGAACGCTTTTGTAGAACCTGATCCATGTAATCCAACATGGGGAACGACTGAGCTGCGGTAGGAGGAACAGTTAATGGAACGACTGCGCCTTGAGACTTCATCCGCACTACTCCGTTAGGAGCGACTGTCAACAGGTCATCCATATTTACCTGACCATCTAACGCTGTCATGCGTGGCATATTGGTCAGATAAAGGTTGTCTAGGATCTGGCGAGTAATCGTAGACTTAATTAACTGGATGTCCATTGATCGGTCTGCCAAACTCTGCCCAAAGAACTTATGAGGCATTGGGATAGGACAAACACTCGCGAATGGAATGTGATCGAACTCCTCGTTGTCTAGGATCTTATCGCCTGCATATGTTACCTTGCGGAGTTCTGCGACTCCATCGCCATCAAAGTCGGTGCGGATATAGCACTCAAATACTTCTACATCTTGCATTGAGAAGTCTAGTGTCTGTGTCTCATCTGGCATCTCGCCCTGACTGAAACGGGCTACTCTCTCAGGTGTGTATGTAAGGTCGCTGTAAGCAGGTAACTTGTCTACAACATCTTTAGGATAGCCAGCAGCCACCAAGTCTGAACGAGTCATGGTTGTTCTGTGGGCTACGAAACGAGCATCTTTTAGGCTCTTGTCTCGCTTGGCAATCAAGAACTCCTCTGGAGGAACATTCTCTACACGAACACGACCTACATCTTTTTTCTTCTTAACAACGACATTGTAAGAAAGGATTGGCATACCCATTGGGTCAATGCCGACTTCCTCTGTCTCTTGGCTAATAAGTTCCATAGAACCATCAGCAAACAAGAGAGTCAATTCTTCTGCGTTTAAGCCTTCATACTTCTCTTTTGTGGTGTCCTCTGCTTCTTCCCACCAGTATTTGACAATACCATTCTTTTGTAGAAGTGCATCCTTAAACCAATCGTGCATTAGGATAATGCCTGGATTGTCCTCAAAGAATACGAGGTTACAGAGTTCGGTAGCTTGTTTAGCACCTTCCTCATCGCCTGGCATCCGAGGCTCAAAACGGACTAATTCATCGGAGGCAGTAAATACTCGGAGTAGCTGTGGCAATGCGCCATCAACGACTTCGGCTACTTCGCCTGTAACAATCTGGCTACGACCTTCTACTTCGTTCCCATAGGGATAACGATTGTAGTAATTGATCGCCTTTGTCCGTTGCTCGATAGTCTCTGTCTCTACATAACCGATAGCATCTTCGATCTCTGCTTCGACAATGACTTTTAGTTTCTGTTCATCCATTTATACGATCCATGAAGTTTTTACTGTTATCGGTTTATTCCAAGTGTCTGCACCCTCATCTAATGCAACTGCTGTATATCTCCAAGCATCTGCTGCGTGAGAGTTTTGGTCATGCAATGGGGTTTTACTAAATAACTTAGTATCGGGATCTACATCATACCGATAATGTCTTAATGCTTGTAATCCTTCTGCACACCTGTTCTGATCGAAATAACAGCGATTCATCAACATTCTAGCTGCATTGATACCATCTGAGATAGATAGTTTTGGAGTAATCCGAACTGGCAATCCCATGTTCTGCATAATATCCTTGACTGACTTGCCTGTCATGTTCTTATGCTCTGCATCATGTGGCAGCCAATGATCTCTGTATGTATAGCCTTTGGTTTGCAGAACTTGCACATAGTGGTCAATTGTCTTTTGGCAGTTTTGATAGAAGTCAATCACTCTAACTTCGCCACCAGGAACAGTTTGCACAAACCAAATACTATTCAAATCAGCCCATCCAATATCCCAAAAGGTAGATACAGGAATGGTTAAATCTACATTTACATCTTTAATTCTGTTTTCTTCTTGAGCTTTTCTTAGCTCCGTAGCGTACACAGAACCATCTAAAACCTGTCTTGTATTGCCTTCCCAGACATTGAGATAGGCATCCATATCTCGTTCCTTGAGATCGTCTTTCTCGTCTCTTAGAACTTGTGGAAACCAAGGGTTGTCTGACCAGTTTACCTTCTGCACTATGGCATTGGATGGTGGTATGACAACAAACCTTTTGTATGTTTCGTCTGTATCGAGTTCTGGATTAAATGTTATCCAAATCTCTGATTCTTCCTTACGGATAGTAGGAATCAATGTATCCCAACTAGACTTTGATACTGTCTGAGCTTCCTCGACCCAACAAAGATCTACACCTTCAAACGACTTAATCTTTGTAATGTTATGTTTTAGTCCAGCAAACAAGAACTCTGTGCCATTCTTTCCGTAGATCACAGTATTCTGGATCTCGTAGAACTCCTCAAGTTTCATTGACTTGATTTGGTCTGCTAACAAAGCATGAACAGAATCAGTAATAGAGTTCTGTAGTTCCCTAGCGCACAATACCCTAATGGGCTTTTGTATGCCTATAACAAGTAATGCTCTTGCAACTCCCCAAGACTTTCCTGATCCGCGCCCACCATACAAAACCTTGTATCTGCTCGGACTGAACAGAAACTCTAGCTTTTCTGGAAACTCTACATCAAGCTCCATTAGGCTTCTTTAGAACAATGTTTACTGTGTTGAGTGTCTCTAACAATCCACCATCTGCACCAGTAATCTCTGTTGCTTGGATTGGCTTACCATCCATCCGATCCATTACTTCCTTAACAGCCCAAGCCTCTCCAGCTTCTGCTGCTTTGATAAGTTTGTCTGCGATGTTACGGAGTTTCTTCTTGTCCTCTTGGACTAAGGCTATGCGGATAGCATCGTAAAATAGTTTTCCCTTCCTAGCATTTTGATTGCCAGGCTGACCGCCTCCTTTATCACTCGATTCGAGTCCTATTTGTTTGTTTTCTGTAGAGTTTTCCATTCCATTCCCTATGGGTTGATGGTTGATGTGTAGTTATTCTACAACACTTAATGAACTGTTGGTTGTCTTGCTTTAAAGTAAATTTCGTCTGCCTCGATCTTTTCTGCGATCTCTAGCATGAACTTGTAGATTATTCTGAGTTCTGCTGCTTTGTGGTTAAACGAGTGGAATCTTGTAGGGCAATTAGCCAACTCTACAATTGCAATATTAGTAGCCAAGCAAACCCATAAACATATTGCTTTGTCTGTTTCTTACTGCATCAGACAGTTCTTGCCCACGAATATCACCAATTTTTTGAGATCTTTTTATAGCTTGCTCTACAGCGATTTTTTCATCTTTGTAGATTGGAAACTTAATTCCTTGGCTATAAAGGCTTTGGACATTCTCTTTTATTTTGTCAAAGTCCTTATCTGGATCAAAGATCTTGCCACCATAAATGGTAGGCACATTGTAGAAACCTTCCCCAGGCAATCCCAAGTCTTTTGCTGTGTATGTTGCAGTTAGTTCTGTATGTGGCTCGTTTCTGCCTTCATCAAAAACTATCGGTCTTGTAACATCAATAGGAAAACCTGATTGATCTACATTCTGAGCAGAATAGTTATACAACAATCCTTGTAGGATGGATGGGTCTAGTAAACCTTGCATATATCACCACTTAACCTTATCAGCCCAATACGCTGCACTCATCTTGCCTTTGGCAATATTGCTTGCATGGCGAGCCTTAAATGACTTTCTACGAGCTTTGTCTGCCTCGGTCTTAGGATTAGCACCTGCGCCACTTACACCTTGCTGACCAAATCGTATTGTTTTGACCTTATCGCCCTCTTTTGCCACGACTAAATGGCTTTTAGTAGGGTGGTTTGGTGTTCTTTTAGGCTTATTAAAGCCTGCAACTCCCATCCGTTCTAGGATGCCTGCTGCCTCTCTGACTTTCACTTCTTATACCGAGCAGACTTACCTGCCTCACTTAGTGCGATAGCAATCGCTTGCTTGGGGTTCTTTACCACTTTCTTAGACTTACCAGAATGGAGCTTGCCTTCTTTGTATTCGCCCATAACTTTGCCAATCTTTTTCTCTGCTTTGCTCATTTTCATAGTGGTTTTCCCTAAGTCTTATATAAGAGTTACTTCTTTTTCTTTTCTGTCTTAGCTGCCAACTTAAATGCTTTAGCGGTTGGTGCACCTTTTGTGCCTGGCTTACGCATTTTCTCTCCTGATCCTTCTGCGATGCGCTTGCGTTTAGCGTGGATATTAGCGTAGAGACCCTGTTTCAATCCTCATACTCCCCAGAATCTTCCATCTCATCTTCCATTTCTTCTTCGCCCATAGCTTCCCAAGCCATGCAGCCTCGCTCACCTTTACAAACAAAGTCGAAAATAGCGCAATGACCCATGCCTTTAGGCACACCGCATTTGGTCATTTCTTCGCCTGTTTCGTAGTATTCGCAGGCTTTGCACTTGCCTTCGCCATCCTTACGATCACCATAATCGGCTGTAATAATGGC